GGCAAAGCTTATGTGCAAATCGTGCCTTCCGCTAAAGGAATTTCAGGCGGAATCACAAATCAAGTTGTTCCTGCTGCTGACGAAGCCGGCGCCACTGGTGGACTGCACCTTGGTAAAAGATTAGCTGCGGTTGCAACAGCTGCAATTGCGGCTGCCGGTATCGGTAAGGCAATCGCAGCTTCGATTGAAGAAGGTGGCAAGCTGCAGCAGTCAATCGGTGGTGTAGAGACGCTTTTCAAGAGCTCGGCGGGTATGGTTAAGCAGTATGCGCAGGAAGCGTACCGGACAACTGGCGTGTCGGCTAACTCATACATGGAAAACGTAACCAGTTTTGCGGCGTCCCTTGTGTCGTCGTGCGGTGGTAACACGAAAAAGGCTGCAAAACTGGCTAATACCGCAATGACGGACATGGGAGATAACGCTAATAAAATGGGCACCGATATGGAACTAGTTCAGGAAACGTATCAATCTCTTGCTCGTGGCAACTATGAAATGTTGGACAACTTGAAACTCGGCTACGGTGGTACTAAATCCGAAATGGAACGACTGATGAAGGACGCTGAAAAGCTGACGGGGGAACACTACACTGTCGGCGATTTTGGCGATACTGTCAAGGCAATCCATGCGGTTCAGGAACATCTTAAGATTACGGGTACAACGGCCAAGGAAGCATCAACTACGCTTCAGGGGTCGTTCAACTCGATGAAGGCTTCGTTTCAGGATGTTCTTGGCAATCTATCTGACGGCGAGTTAGACATAACTCCGTCATTGAACGCGCTGGCGAAGACTACATCAACATTCTTCTTTGGCAATTTTGTACCAATGCTAGGCCGCTTGATTTCGACGTTGCCGAGTGCTCTTTCGACATTTATACAGGCTGCCATTCCGGAACTGAAAAAGGGACTTCAAGGGATGTTCTCGAATCTTGGCATTGAAATAGATTTCGGCAGCGTTTCGGGCAGCATTAGCAAAGTTCAGCAGGCATTGACGCCCGTAATAAACACGATTAAGACGTGTATAAACAATCTTGATTTCAGCGGCTTGAAATCACTGGCTT